CAATCAAGCCGAAACCATACAGGAAGCCGAGGAAATCAAAAGCATTTCAAATTGAAACAGAAATGCGAAAACAGGGCAAAAATTATGCCGACTGGCAGAAAGAAAGGACAATTGCAGAGTATGCAAGGGTGAAGATATGAGAATAGTGTTTGCCTTGTCCTATGCGCTGGTTTGCATAATTCTCATTGTAGGGACGATTCGGACGCGGAATTTACTGTTGGGAGTTTTTGTGCTGGTGATGATTTGCCAAGTGGCAAGCAGGATTATCAATTAAGGAGAAAGAAAATATGAACAGACTTGAAGCAATAGAGCAGGAGTTTGGATTTGCCAAACAAACAGTGCGTTGGAGAGCCGAAAAGGGAGAGCATTATTGGTACATCAACACACTTTTCAGAGCAACAAAAGGCACAGAACGAGGGAATAAAGCAAATGATATTCATTTCAACTCAGGGAATTATTTTGCGACATATGAGAAAGCCTTAATAACCGCAACAAAAATGCAAAAAGATATAGGGCGGATTACGGAAGCTGTAGAAAATTTGTGGCAATGTACTAATGCATAAATGGCTTAAATATCCTGACGAACTATGCCCTAAAAGTGACGGATTACCCTATTGTTTATCGTGTGGTCAAAAATTAGATTGGAGTGATGATAATGACTAACTACGAAAAAAATAAAGAAATCATAGATTTAATGTTACAACGAGGGGAACATATAGCTCTTAACAAGAATACAAAAGAGATTGTACCTTGCATAAAATTAGACTGTGAGGACTGTCTGTTTTCACGTCGTTATAATTGGCCTTATGATTGTACTCTTAATAGAACAAAATGGTTAGTTGAGGAGTATACTAAAGCCGAAGTTGACTGGTCCAAAGTGTCGGTTGATACAGCTGTACTTGTGAGCAATAATGGCGAGAAGTGGTATCGCAGATATTTTGCAAGCGTAGATGACGAAGGTAAACCTCTGGTATTCCCAGATGGTAGAACAAGTTGGTCTAATGCGAGATGTAGTCGTATGTGGACATCTTATAAGTACATAGAATTAGCAGAGGTGGAATAATGAAATACAGAACAAAATTAGTAACATTAGAAGCATTTAAGTATGACGGAGACTTGATGGATAAAGACGGGAATTATTATGTTCCTCAGTGGGCAGTGGAAGCGTATAAAAATGGAACACTGTTCTATGGCTGCGGAGTAGGCGGAGACGAGTTATTTATTGAAGCAACACCTGAAAGCGTTCATCGTGTCGGTGTGGGCGACTACATTGTCAGAAGTGCAACAGGCAAGATTTATCCTTGCAAGCCTGACATATTTGAACAGACATATGAGGAGGTGGAGTGAGCAGGAATGACATTAAGCGAGGCAATAAAACATTGCGAAGAAAGAATTGACTGTTCCGAATGTGGCAAAGAACATAAACAACTTGCGGAATGGCTTGGGAAGTTAAAGCATTGCGAGGACTTAGAAGCACAAGGCAGGCTGATTGAGATGCCTTGTTACGTGGGGGATACAATGTATACCAACTATAGTATGCAAGGGTGGTATATGCACAGAAAAAATAGACCATATGAAGCAAAGGTTGTGTTTGTTGGAATTAATGGAGTTGATAATTTTATGAATGTTGAATTAGGAGAGGGCAAAATGCTACAATTCAGATTTTCTGATATTGGTAAGAAAGTATTCCTGACAAAATCAGAAGCTGAAGCAGCGTTAAAGGAGAGCGAGTAGGAATGATAATATCATATCTTGAATATTTAGAAATTCCACCAAGACATTGGCACTCGTTCTTTTATGATAGTCAAGATAATAGGTGGAAAGGTTGCGGAATATGGAGAGGTGAGCAGGAATGAAAATTTTAGATGCCTGTTGCGGAAGTAGAATGTTTTGGTTTGACAAGAACAATCCCTTAGTAACCTTTATGGACAATCGGGAGTTTGAAGATGTTTTGTGTGATGGCCGAAGCCTGAGAGTAAAGCCTGATGTCTTAGGGGATTTTAGAAACATTCCGTATAACAGCGAAACATTTGACATTGTAATCTTTGACCCGCCACACCTGCTAAAAGCAGGAGAGAAATCATGGCTTGCTAAAAAGTATGGCAAGCTTAATCAGTCAACATGGAGAGAAGATTTAAAGCAGGGATTTTCAGAATGCTTCAGAGTTTTAAAGCCGAATGGAATACTGGTGTTCAAATGGAATGAGACTGATATTCCCGTTTCTGAGATTTTAAAACTTACTGAACAAAGCCCATTAATAGGACACAAAAGTGGAAAACTTAATAAGACACATTGGATATTGTTTTTTAAGGCAGGTGAGCAGGAATGAATGTTAACGATTATGTGAAACTAAGAGAGAAAGCGAGAGAGGCAGGGCTTGGAGAGCATCCTGCATTAATACAGCTATTGCATTTATTACAGGGTAAACACAAAGCGCAAGACCACTACAGAGCATATATGCGTGATATGAACGAATGGGAAAAGAATTGTGCAAGAGATGTTGAGGACGCAATAAGAAAGGTGAACAGGAATGAAAAAACTAGATGACTGGGACAAAATGCTATTAATAATATTCGGAATATGCGCCAGCCCGTTGTTAGCACTCTTTTTTATAGCTATTGGATTGGAATATGCGTGCTTTGGCATAATACTAGCACAAGGATTCATGATGACGTGCGGACCTGAAATACTGGGAATATTCGGACACCCTAGCCAGCGAGAAAAGGAATGGTCTGAAGAATTACTGGAAATAGAAAGGAAAAAGCTAGACTTTAAGAGGCGGAAAATGGAAAGAGAGGTAAAAGAAAATGACAGAGTATAACGCAATCTTGCAGCTGCAAGACCTAAAGAACCGTTGCAAAGAATTTTGTGCAGACATTGAAGCGTTAGATATGGCGATAAAAGCACTAGACCGGCAGAACGCAGACGGTTGTACAGGTTGTGCATTCGTGAGCGTAGAAGAATGGGAAATGCCTTGTGCTAAGTGCAAGAGAGGTTGTAAAGACTATTGGAGGGCAATGATATATGACTGATAAATGCGGAGATGATAGATTTGAAATAATTGCAGAAGCGAAAAAGGTTATGTTTGAAAATACTAACATAGAGACAAGCCCGGAGGAAATGGCGGTAATTGACCGGTTTCTTTATCGGTGCTGGCAAATGGGGTGGTTGGATTTGTGGTATAAGCTGAGACAATGCGAAAATGCAAGTATAGGAGAAGAAAATGGTGGCAAGAGCAAAAAAACCGAAAAAGAAAGCGATACACAGACCTGCCAAGACGCCTTTTGAATATGTCAAGGCGACAAACTATCTGAATATCGCCGCAATGGTAAGAACCCTTGCTACAGTGTATGACTGGAGCAAGGAACAGATAGACGAGTTTATGGAATCTCATATGGCATTATTGCGGGAGATTTCAGACCATAGAACGAACATAAAGCGGTTTGTGGCGGACACCGAAGAACTTACCGGTGTGAATATTACAGACCTAATAGACAAGACCTGCGAGGTCATTGAAAGGAGCTGAACAGATGAAAGGACTAAAACCCTGCCCCAAGTGTGGGGGCAACGCTGAGAGAGTTGCAACGTGGTATGCAGACGGTGGCAACGGCTACACAAAGGAGGTCGTACGCTGTACAGTATGCGGCAAAAATGTCGCAAGAACAACTGGACAGGAAGCGGTCAAGGCGTGGAACAGATTGAGGTGGTAGGAATGATTTACATAGGAATAGATCCGGGCAAGAACGGCGGCATCGCCGTCCTAACCCCCGAAATAGGCGGCGTGATAGCAGAAGCCTATAAGTACTCAGATGACAAGCTGATAGAGGTTATCAAGACAAGCGAGGGCAAGGCAAGGGCGTGCGTTGAGAAAGTGGCGGCAAGACCACATCAGGGCGTTGTGAGTATGTTCAGCTTCGGGCAGTCCTACGGAGCGATAAAGGGCATTTTACAGGCGCTAGACGTGCCGTATACGACAGTTACGCCGCAGAAGTGGAAGAAGTCCTTAAATGTCACAAAGGACAAGATGACATCAATAGACAAGGCCAAAGAACTATACCCCGGAGTTAACCTACTGGCAAGCCCACGCTGCCACAAGGACCACGACGGTATGGCTGAAGCATTGTTGATAGCCACTTATGGCTACTGGAGCGGCATATGACAGGCGAAAAGTGCATATCCTGCAATGACAGATTCCCCGGCTGTCAGGACCATTGCGAGTACGGGAGAGCAGCAAAGGCAGAGCGGCAGAAGAAAAAAGCACAGCAAGAGGATAAGCAGGAACGTGCCGCAAAGACTTATTACTTAGGCAAAAAATACAGGAGGTAGAAATGCTCGAATCCTATAGAAAAATCAACGTTGAAGAGTTCCTACGGGACTACCGTGACAATTGCGCCAAGCTGGCAGAGTTGAAAAGAGAAAAAGACTACCTGCTAGGCGCTGCAGGCGTTGACACGACAAAAGAGACAGTTAAAGGCGCGCCAAGTTCGCCGACAGAGAACACAGCGGTTGCAAGGGAACGGATAGACCGCAAGATAGCAGCCCTTGAGGAGTACTTCCGGGCGTTTAATGCGGCAATGGACTTCTTAGATGACACAGACCGGCAGATAGTCCAAGAGTTCTACGTTGCCAACAACCCGACAGCCCTATCAGCTACAATGCGGCTGCAGCGATTGGGCTACAGCGACAGAGCTATCAGAGCGAAGCGAGAAAAGGCGATCAAGCGATTGTACCATTTTTTCAATTAAATCGCTGTAAAACAAAAACAGCCCCCTTTACGGGGGCTTTGTGTTTTTTTATCTAGCTTCTACGACTTCATACCATGATTCGTAGTGGCTTTCTTTTTCTGCGGCAATCACTGCCGCTTCTTTTTCAGCTTCCTCGAAGCTGTCGGCACAAACGCCGTACACCCTTGTTTTGCAGCCGCTTTCGCAGCTTCTGAAGATAACATCATAATTCATTGCTTAGCTCCTTTCTTATACCTGAAAGTCATTGTGACTTTCTCTATATTCCCGCAGGGCTTTTTTGATTAAGCCCTGCTTATTGTTTGTTTTTGCTAACATATCTAGTATGTCAGCGTCTGTTCGATAATTTAATTTTATTGTTTGATAGGTCGTGTTTGACCTATCCCACGCCGCCTTTTGGGCGTTTCGGGTTTCTTTGTCTACCATTGCGCACCTATCTCCTTTCAGTTCTTACAGTATACCATTGCAAGTATACCTTGTCTATTTCTTTATCAGCTTAATTATCTCGTCGTCCTCTATGGCTCTTGTGCCTTTATCATCAAAGACGATGTAGTAGCTGCCCTTATAGGTGCCCTCGGTTATCCACATATTGCCGTCAGATGTGGCGAATGCGGTGTATTTTATGCCGTTTTCTCTGTAGTGGTTGATTGCCTTGCCCTGCATACAGTCCATATGTCCTACAGGTACGCCAGTTGTGATTGATAGCGCCAGTACGGCGGCGAGTAGTTTTTTAATCATTTCTTTTTACCTCCATTGCTTAGCCTGTTTCGCTCTTGCTCATCAGTGCCGGACTTTTACCGGCAGACAGGGGGGCTATATCCTAACCCCTAGCCGCATACAAGTACGTTTTGCCTCGCAGAGTGTGAGCCAGTTCTCAGAGCTCATGTCTGCTATGTAGTTGGCTCTTGCTTTCATATATACCGCCTTTGCCGCGGCCTTTCTGTCTTCTAACTGTCTTAAATGTGTCATTTTACACCTCCCACGCTTCCGCTTCTTCTAATGTACGGAAGTATTTCCCGCCGCCGCAGTAGCACCAAGTCTTACCGCCGTCTATGCTGCGCCATATCTGCGCATTGTAGTTATAACCGTCTACCGGAAGCTCTAGCTTCTTTATTTCTTTCTTTTCTAACATTTTTGTTTTCTCCTTTTCATTGCTTAGCTGTTTTCGACGGTGTCCCCGTCTGTGATTACATCATAGCACCGCACCCCCGGAGCTGTCAACACTTTTTTTTAAAGTTTTTTCAAAAACCCCGCAAACCGTTGAAATTCCAACGAAAAAATTTTGAAAATGTGCCAACAGGAAGCCAAGCGGCGCGCATATAATGTATTATAATATATATAAATAAAAGTATTTCTTCTAAAACTGATTGTTTCATAGTTAGTTTACTCCTTAAAAAATATTCGGACGACAGCGGGACAAAATCCTGCTGTTTTTCGTTATGCAGGAAGGAAGGGGGCACATATGGCAGTAATAGAGACAACAGCACAGGTAATAGATATGCAGGATACAGCCCCTACGGGCAAGGTGGATCGCCGCAAAGGCAGAGGCAGAGGCTTCGGGACCGGAGCAGGCAGCAAGAGGGCCTTCGAGAGTGGCCAACAGCTGATAGATGAACTCGAAAAGTACTGCGACTACCTCAAGAGCATCAACTATCAGGAGTACCCAACCAAGATGGGATTTGCTGACTTCTGCGGTAAGAACAGATCCACTGTATGGAATGCTGTTAACAACTTTTACCCGGAAATAAAGAAACAATGGCAAGAGACTATAGAACAAGTACTGGTTAATGGCGTTAACGCAGGAGTATATCACGTTACTATGACTATATTCATACTTAAGAACTGGTGCGAGTGGACGGATAAAAGGGAAACTGTCACGACTGAAAAAAAGCCCGCAATCGCTTCAAAACAGGAGCTTCGGGACGCTATACAGCAGTACTTACAAGCGCCAATAGAGGAAGACGACGAGCAGACAGAGTAAAGCATAAACATACAACCAATTGTATAAAAGTATCAGAATATCCCGAGGAAATACCTCAAAATATGAATAAACAGCGTATATTCACTGCATAAAGCAGCATAACAGAATATACATAGGTACAGCACACAGACCATAAAACAGCTAGAAACGTTGAAATACCAACGATTACAGGCATTATGAGTATGCAACTATTCCGAAAATAAGGATTTTCGGAATAGTCTAAACATACATATACCCTGAAGAATTTTTTTGAGGGTATACGGGGGACTGGGGAATACCGGGGTACCGGGTAGTGAATACCGGTATAGTCCGGAGAGTAAGTATCGAATCCGAAACGACCCCCTCGTCAAAATCTTTCCCCGTAGGTAGGGTACCTCACCCGTGCAACCCAATTTCAAAACACCCCCTACCAAAAAATAGGTGGTATATGCCGACGTAGCTCAGATGGTGAGACCCGTTAAGCACAAGGTCGCAGGTTCAAGTCCTGCTGTCGGCGCCAGCAATCCATATAATTACCTCCGAAGCATTTCGGGAAAATCCTTTTAAGTCGTGGCAGGAGACTGAAAACCCTGCCTTTTAATATGAATGAAGAGCAACTGTACCGAATGATACTGCAAAACGACTACGCAGAGTATGTGCAGTATACATCGAGGGGACAATGGAAAAAGACAAAATTTCATAGATACCTGTGCGAAGCAGTACAAAGCTTTATTGAAACAGATACGGGACATGCTGCAGACATACTTGTTTTATCGGTCCCGCCGCAACACGGCAAGAGCGTTACCATAACAGAGAGCTTAGTGTCATGGTATATGGGAAAGCACCCAAACCATTCCTGCATAATAGCCTCATACAATACAGACTTTGCAGAAAGGTTTGGCAGACGAAACAAAGAAAAGATAGAGCAGTACGGAGAGGCGATATTCGGCATAAGCGTCGGCGGTAAAAGCTCCAATCAGGAGTTTGAATTAGCCGGAAAAGCAGGACGCTGCGTATCAAGAGGTATGCTGTCGGGTATTACAGGTAACTCCGGTCACTTAATCATCATAGACGACCCTTTAAAGACACGAGAGGAAGCATATTCACAGACCACAAGGGATAAGTTGTGGGAAGAATGGGGTTTCTCTATCAAGTCACGTTATCAGGACGTAACCAAAGTAGTTGTAATAATGACGCGCTGGCACGATGATGACTTAGCAGGGCGGATAATCAAGAATGAAAACAACGTTACTGTAATAAACTTGCCTTTAGAAGCAGAAGAAAATGATCCGCTAGGGCGCAAAGTCGGAGATTCCCTGTGCCCTGAGCTTGGCAAAGACAACGCATGGGTAAAGGAATTCAAAGAGGGCTTCCTAAAGACCGAGGGCGGAACAATGGCGTGGAATGCTTTAATGCAAGGACACCCCACATCAGAAGACGGCAACATGTTGAAACGCGAATGGTGGCAGTACTATGACGAACTGCCTGAATGCGGCGACTGGCTTATGAGCGTTGACGCAGCCTTCAAAGACGGAGACGACAACGACTATGTTGCAATACAGGTATGGGGCAAACGAGACGCCAACATGTATCTTATCGACCGAGTTAAAAAGCACCTTGACTTTCCGTCCACATTAAGAGAGATAAGACGTCTGAGAGGGCTTTATCCGAAAGTAAAACAGGTACTGATAGAAGACAAGGCAAACGGTTCTGCTGCAATACAGGTTTTAAGACGTGAAATGCATGGTGTAATAGGAATCAATCCGCAGGGCGGTAAAGTATCAAGAGTAAACGCAGTATCGGGCGCAATCGAAAGCGGCAATGTGTGGCTTCCGAAAAACAAGGCGTGGACGCATGAGTTTGTAGACGAGTGCGCGGCATTTCCTAACGGGGTGCACGATGACGAAGTAGACTGCTGCTCACAGGCATTAACAAGATTTATGTATTATCGCGGCAAAGTGCCGGAGATGATAAAAAAGAAGAAGACACTATCCGACGTATTCAATATGGGTACGAAAAGAAAGAGATTAGACATAGGAGACAGAATCAATGTTGTATAGTTTATCAACGCTGTTACTTTGCATGGTAATGGCTTTTTTAGTTCCGTTAGTTGTCATAAAGGCATTTATAGCAGGCTTTAAGTTTCAAAAGGGAGAAGATATCCTTGTCCCTAAAAAAAAGGCTGTAAAGGTCACTGAAAGCGACACAGAGCGCAAAAGAAAGATACTTGAAGCCAACATTGAAAACTATGATGGCACATCTACAGGACAGATAGAGGTTAAATAATGGAAACAACATCAATATGGGTTAAATACCAAAAAGGTAAAGATTTCATCAATAAGAAAGCACTCATACAGAACACGCAGAAGAACTGGAACTTTTATTTAGGCAACCAGTGGGAGGGGCTTGAAAGCGGCGGCGAGAAAATGCCGATGTTCAACTTCATCAAAGGCGTTGTAAAGTACAAAGTTGCTGTTATTTCGCAAAACAAAATGGCTGCAAGGTACATTGATCCCGAAAGCCGCCCCGAATACAAGGGAATATGCGAAGCACTGAACAAAAACTTTGAGAAACTGTGGGAAAACGGCAAATTTGACGTCAAATCGTGGAATACCGTCAAAGGCGCAGCTGTAGTAGGCGACGCATATCTGTTTTGGGGCAATTCAGACGCTACAGACACACAGGTTTTGCCTAATGTAAACGTGCTTTTAGGTGACGAACAGCAGCCGGATCTACAGAAACAGCCGTACATTCTGATAATTGAGCGTCTAAGAGTAGGCGAAATCAAGAGAATGGCAAAGGAAAACGGCTTGCCGCAGGAGAAAATAGACCTTATTGTGCCGGACGAGGAAAAAGAGCTTGTCATAGGCGACAAAACAGAGGTGCAAAACCCCGATGACGAAAAATGCCTGTCAATTCTCTATATGGATAAAGACGAAAACGGCTATGTCAGAGTAGGCAGAGCCACAAAGACAGTAGAATATGAGCCTGTAGAGCCTTTAACGAGAAAAAATCAGCGTGGAGAGGCTACAGGAGGCTTAAAGGCATACCCGATAGTAAGTTACATATGGGAAGACGCACCGAACTCAGCAAGAGGGCTTGGAGAAGTAGAACAGCTTATTCCAAACCAGCTTGAATTAAATAAAACGCTTGCAAGACGTTCAATCACAGTCAAGCAGACAGCATACCCGCGCATAGCGTATGACAGAAGTGTGATTGATAACGAAGAGGATATAAACAGAATAGGTGCTGCAATCGCGTTAAACGGCGGCGGCGCACAATCCGTCTCGCAGATGATTTCATACTTAAACGCAACGTCAATGTCAGCAGACGCACAGTATCTGTCAAACGACTTACTGGAGATAACAAGAGACCTTGCCGGTGCAGGAGACGCAGCAACAGGTAATGTAGACCCTGAAAAAGCCTCAGGCGAGGCGATCAATGCAGTAAAAGACGCTGCACAAATGCCGTTAAACGAACAGGTGGCAAAATACAGCCAGTTTGTAACAGACATTGCATATATAGCATTAAACTTATGGTTTGCATACAACAAGGATATTACTGTCTCATACGAAGACGACTTCGGACAGCGGCAGGAACTGCAGATAACGCAGGAAGATATAAACGCACTGCAGCCAAATATCAAGATAGATGTATCCTCAGACAGCCCTTGGAGCAAGCAGGCTGAACAGCAGGAGATAAAGGAACTGTTTATGCAGGGCCACATCACCTTAGAGGAATACACAGAGCTTATGCCGGACAATTCATATATACCAAAGGCAAAACTCAAAATTATTCTTGAAAAGCGTCAAAACCAAATGGCACAACAGGCAATGCAGCAAATACCAATGGCTGAACAAATGCCAATGGGACAGGCTACAGAACAAGAAGAACTCGATGACGACGAAGAGGCGGCGGCAATAGATGAAATGGCACTGCAGATGATGAACACAGAGGAACTTGACGATGAAGAAGAAGCTGCAGCTATAGACGAGGGTGCAATGCAGATAATGCAGGGCGAGGGCGCTGTAGACGAAAACGGCGAACTGACAGACGGAGCATTAGACGAAGACGCACTTGTAGAAAGATTACTGGCGGAAGCAGAAGCCGCAGAATGGCAGAACAGCCGCTCAGTCAATAAAGAGCTTAAAGAAATCCTTGACAAATGCCTTGAAGAGGGACTTATCGACAAGGAAGATTACGAAAAGGCTTTGCAGAACGGCTTATCGGAAGAAGAAATTGAATACCTGAAGAGTTTACTCAGTTAATAAAGGACCTTAACAGGTCCTTTTATTATACAAATTTTAAAAAGAAGGAGACGTAAAAAATGAGCGAATATCTCGACAACATAGGCGCAGAAGAGCAGGAAGTCGCCGAACCTGCAGAAGAAGTTGTCACAGGCGCAGAAGAGCAGGAAGTCGCCGAACCTGCAGATAAGAGTGATGCCGCATTTGCGGAAATGAGACGTGAAAATGAGCGGTTAAGACTTGAAATTGCACGCAAAGATAAAGCATTAGGGTTTTACTTTGACGGAGACAACAAGGAAGTACAGGCAATAGCGCACGCTATGGGACAGGCCCCCGAAGATGTGCAGAAAGCACTTGATACTGACGCTGAGATTTCACAGCTAAGAGCAGACCTACAAAAGGAAAGGGCAGAGAGGGTAATGGAAAAAGACCTTGCCGAAATTCAGAAGCTTGATCCTAACGTCAAATCGCTTGACGACTTAGGAGAAACTTACGCCAATTACATCAGAGCAGGCTTATCGGGAGTAGAGGCATATGCCGCTATAAAGGCAAAGGAAAACCTCAACACCGAAACGCCGCCTAAGACCATTGGCAACCTTTCAACAGAGCCTGCTAAAAAAGACTTTTTCACAAGTGAAGAAGTAGACAGAATGTCTCCTTCCGAACAACTTGCAAATCACGACGCCATTATGGCAAGTATGGCCAAATGGTAAAAAGAAAGGAATAAAAAATGAGCTTTAACAACTTCAAACCTCAGATATGGTCAAACGAGGTAATGACGCAGCTTGAAAGAAAATGCGTTTTTGCAGGTCTTACAAACAGACAGTATGAGGGACAGGTAAAAGACGCAGGCGACAGCGTAAGAATACTTGGCGTTGCAAGACCTACAATCTCACAGGCAAACGAAACAAACTTTACACTTGCAGATCCGGAAGAAGTACCAACTTCCGCTACAACTCTTAACATCAATCAGATTAGAACATTCAACTATATGGTTGGTGATATAGACCAGCAGCAGATGAAAGGCAACTTAAAGCCGGTATTATCCGGAGAGACCACAAATGCACTTGCAGAGGAAATCGACAGCTATATTGCAGGAATGGCACTCACAAAGGAAGCTAAGCTGATGAACGCTTCAGCACTTAAAATCGAAACTACAAACATCTTAACAGAGCTTGACAAAGCTTGGCAGTACCTTGTAGAGAACAACGTTCCTACATCTGAGACTATCAACGTCGTAATGTCGCCTAGATTCTGGGTACTCTTAAAACAGAGAATCATAGACTTAGACACTGACAACTCTAAGTTAATCAAAACAGGACAGATGGCGAAATACTCAAACATGAACCTTATCATGTCAAATGCCGTTGCAACTACAAACAGTGGCGCTGTTGACAACATTATGGTTATGTCAGAAAAGGCGATTGCATATGTTAATCCGCTTACAAAGACAGAAGCCTACAGACCTGAGAAGAAAATGGCAGACGCCATTAAAGGATTCACTCTGTTTGACGCAAAAATCGTTAGACCTAAAGAACTTATCGTAATGAACGTTAAGTATGCGTAGAAAGGAGATAGAAAATGGCTAATACAAACGTGACACCTGTAAAGGTAAAAGACGTAAACACTATTTCTCCAAAACTGATAGACAACGCTGTAGCAGCAACGACTGACAACTTCATTGTAGACGTTGCACAGTCAATGGACAAAAAGCTTGTATTCATTGCTGACAACTCAGCAAGCACATCTGCAGCCACAACAATCACAGTTAAGGCAGGTGCAAATGTGGCAGGCGTAAACGACCTTACCCTTTCCGTACCAAAAGGGGAAAAGGCATTTTTCCAGTTAGACAGCAACGCTTACATGAACGCAAGCGGCGTTAATAAAGGGAAAATCGTTATCGCAGTTAGTTCGGCAGACTGCAAACTGGCAGTAGCAGAGCTTCGATAGTTTAATGAGGGCAGTTTAATACTGCCCTCTTATTTTGTATAGGAGAAAGACCTATGACGTGGTTAGAATTAAAAAACATAATCAAAACGCTTGGTTTTGAGGAAAATTCAATATTAACAGAATATCAGGAAATAATCATAAACGCCTGCAATCTCTCAGTATCGACAATAAATGATATTGTAGTATCACGACTTCAAGGCTACTTCAAATCACAGGATAAGGATTGGGTTAAGCCGGAGATAACGCCGTTCACAGCGGAAACTCCCGACGATTTTGAACTTGAAATGCCGAAACTGGTACATAAACTTGTACCGTACTTGGCGGCATATCATGTATGGCTTGACGATGACGAGCGAAAAGCAATCTACTACTACAATATGTATCAGGATATGAAAGATGAACTGGTAGGCGAATACACAAGAGCAATGAAAGCAACGATTGTTGGAGGGTATAACATATGAGCAAAATGAATGTTCCTGCCGCTACCACACTTTATCATACATACTACAAGGAATTAAAAGGGGCTGACTTTTCAAGGGACAGAACAGAAGTTGACAGAAAGAGATCACCCGACCTTTTAAATATGATTTCTGACAACGGCGGAAACCCAATTAAAAGGCTAGGTTGGCGAAAAGTCGCAGACACATCAGGAGAGAAGATAGTAGACATATTCCACACAGGCGGCTCTTTTTATGTAATCACATCATCGCACCTGTTTAAGTTCAGCGAATCGTGGGTAAAAGATGACACATTCACGATAACCCACACATCAACAAACCCGAAAGGCTTTGTGTTCGGCGGAAACATATACTTTTTCTTAGGCACAAAGATAATTTACATAGACACTTCAGACACATCACACACAATAGCAGACCTCACAGGTCAATATCCTGCAGGCGAAGCAAAGATACCGAGAGTATCAATTTCAAGAAGTCCCGCAGGAAAAGACGGCACATTACTGGAAGATGTCAATATGCTTACTCCTTGGCAGTGTAACACATTCTTAGGCGACAGTACATCAAAGGATTATATCTTATCGTCTAAGAAGATATTAAGCGGTGCAGAGTATATAAAGGTCTATGTAATGGATTCAAGCGGCGAATTTCAGTTAAAGACCTATGGCACAGACTACACACTTCCTGCGGCTGTAGAAACAACAGGCAAGGGCGTAAACGGAGCAAGCTATACATTCAATGTGTGTGACGGAAAAATCACATTTAAAGAAGCACACGCACCGGTAGTCACAGGACAGGATAATGTCAAAGTAGAGTTCATATCCTTTGACGAAAAAAACGGACTTTATAAGGACAGGAAAGGGATAACAAACCCTTACGATGTCGTGACATACGGCTATTCAAAAGAAGACAGAGTATTCATCGTTTCATCGTCAGAGCGAAACAAGATATTCTACTCAGAGGTTGAAAGCGTGGCATACTTCCCTGATCTCAATTACCTCACTGTAGGTAATGTTACTGCTGACATAGTAGGCTTTGCACGAATGAGTTCATACCTTGCAGTAATCAAAGAGGAAGTTTCAACAGATTCAACAGTCTTTCTGATAAGCGGTACAACAGTAGAGAATCTGACAGCGTTTCAGTGTACCCCTGCAAAAGCAGGTGTCGGCGGAATTGCTCAAAAGTCCATTGCAATGCTAGGTGACGAGCCGCTGTTTTTGTCTCAGACAGGAGTTTACGGCATATCCAACTACTATGTATCAAGTGAATACATAGTACGAAACAGATCATACCTGCTTGATAAGAAACTGTTAAAAGAGCCAAACCTTGATAAAGCGGTGGCGGTACAGTGGAACAGATATTATATTCTGTGCGTCAATTCACACTGTTATGTGCTAGACGGACGGAACAAGGCAAACGACAAGAACAACAACACAGACTTCTTATACGAGGGTTATTACTGGGAAGATGTCCCTGCGGTATGCTTTGCCAATATCGGAAACGAGCTGTTCTTCGGCACATCTGACGGGCGTATATGCAAGTTCAACTCAGACGTACCAAACATCACAGCGTACTGCGACAACGGCACAGCAACAATAGGTGACGCAGGAGAAATACTGCTTACAGACGGCAAAGCAATTAAATGTGTTTGGTCTACTCCGCTTGACGATGACAACTATCCACAGTACTTTAAAACGCTAAATAAGAAAGGCACACTGCTTACTCTTATGCCTTATGACAGGACAAGTGTTAAGGTACGGATAATTAAAGACGGAATAGAAGCCGCAGCACTCGAAACGGAAACCTTTGATATATTCAACTGGACTTTAATTGACTTTTCACGATTTACCTTTAACGGCAACACGACAGCACAAAACGACTACTTCAACAAGAAGATCAAGAAGTATGTCAGACTTCAGATAATACTTGAAAACGAGGGCATATATGAGCCTTTCGGAATACTCGGTATAACAAAGACCTACAGCGTAGGTAATTTCTCAAAGAACAGGAGATAGAAAATGGCGTTATTAAATGCAAAGATACTGGAAACAGAACGAAATGCTGTTTATGTCAAATCTGTACCCGGTGAAAGACTGACAGGAAATGTTCAGCAGAACAAAGATGTATTTGATAAGTTCCCACAGCTCATTATGGGTAAATATAATGACCTTGTAGACTTGCTCATATCTCTTAATCTTGACAACATAACAACAGACTTATCGGACAGATACACAAAGACAGAAGCAGACGCAAAAATAACAGAAGAAACCAACAGCCTTGTAGCTAATGTAACAATTAACACCGACACAGGAGTAATCACCATCACAAAGAAAGATGGAACATCTCAATCTGTAGATACTGCACTTGAGAAAGTTCCTGCAACATTTGAATTTGTAGAGGATACAGAAAACGATAAATACTACTTAAAGATAACAAATGTTGACGGCTCTACATCACAGACAGAAGTAACAAATCTGATGAACCAGTTTACATTTACTTCGGGCGATATTGTTACATTCTCACAGAGTACAAACGGCACGACAACGACAATTACAGCCTCAATTAAGGCAGGCTCTATTGGTTTTAGTGAATTAAAAGGCGAAGTAAAGGCTTATATTGACACTAAGGCGGCTGATACTTCAGCAGACAAGGAAATAGTCCTTGCGGCCAAAACAGAGGTTCTTAATGCTTCTCAGAGCGTCACAGCCAACACTACGATAGTGCTTAACGCTAAAGATGACGCTACGGCACAGGCAAACAAAGCCAAATCATACGCTGTCGGTAGTACAGGCACAAGAGAGGGCGAAGATGCTGACAATGCACAGTATTATTCAAATCAAGCCAATTTAAGAGCCAATGACGCTTACAATTCGGCTGTAGCTGCAGAAGATGCCAAAAACAAAGCACAGGAAATCGTAGGCGGCGATTTCCTTACTAAGACAGGTGACGGAAGTGATGTGACTGCGGCTTTTACGGAAACGGCTTCAAGAACAAACATTGCAACAGGTGAAAAACTGTCTGTGCTTTTCGGCAAGATAAAAAAGTTTTTTACTGACTTGAAAACAGTAGCGTTTACAGGCAGTTATACTGACCTGAGCAATAAACCAACAATACCTGAGAAGAACAAAGTATTAACTGGCTCACTTACTGTCGCAGGGTGGACTGCTGAAACAGGCGGTTTCAAGCAGGCTTTAAGCGTGTCGGGACTTGCTACTACAGGGTACACCTATACAGTTTACCCTAATTCTGCACAGTATAAAGTATGGACCGAAGCAGGAATATATGCCGATGATGTTACAACAGCCAACAGCATAACATTTCATTGCACCGAAAAGCCTACAGTTGCAGTATCGGTAAACATAAAGAAAGAGCAGGTGGGATAATGGGTAATGTAATCAATATGATAGGCGGCGGCGAAAATGTCAATTCCGAAGTCGCTACGCAGAAAACAGATATAGAAATGCTTGCAAAACAAATAGCTTCTGTACAGCTAGACTTCAACTCAACATATGTATGGGGAAAATATACAGCTTCGGGCGGTGATTTGCTTGATTATGCATATTCTACGGATAGTTCAGCTTATCCCGACGGCGGTACGCAAGGCGGTTACTACTACAAGATTATAAGACCTGTTCTGACTGGTATAGCGATAACCGCACAACCTACGAAAACAACATATGCTGTAGGCGGTAGTTTTGACAGCACAGGTATGGTGGTTACTGCAACATACGATACAGGAGCGACTAAGGAAGTTACAGGGTTTACATTCTCGCCGTCAACATTCAGTTCAGCAGGAACTAAGACAGTAACAATATCCTATACAGAAAACGGTGTCACAAAGACTACGACATTAAGCGTAACTGTGATTGCTGTTGGCGCTTTCGCTACATCAACGTGGGCAGAAATAAAAGCCGCAGTACAGGCAGGAATAGGCGGCTTGGATTTATCTGAATATTGGTCTGTAGGTGATACAAAATCAGTAACGCTTACAACAAATGAAGTCATAGAATTACAGATTGCAGGTTTTAATCACGATACCTATTCAGACGGCGTAACCGCACCAGTAACGCTTGTGATGAAGAACTGCTTAAATGCTACAGCTAAAATGAACAATTCTGATACGAACAGCGGCGGTTATCCTGCGTCCGCAATGAAAACGTATGTAGAAACTAATATCTACAATAAACTGCCTAGCGATTTAAAAGCGATAGTAGCACTAGTTAAAAAGAAATGCTATACAACATACAATAGTGCAAGCTCACTTAGTGAAGCAAACTATAATGTATGGCTACTGGCAGAAGCAGAAGTATTTGATAGTGTTTCTTATACAATAGGCAATGGCGAGGGTACAAAGTATCCGATATTCACAGATAACGCAAGCAGAGTTAAAAAGGTGAACGGGTCTGCCTACGCCTGGTGGTTGCGTTCGGCTTATTCGAGCGATTCGACTGCCTTTGTTAGCGTCAGTTCGGGCGGTAGCGTCAACGGCTACAATGCGTGGGATAGTTTTGGGGTGGCAGTCGGCTTGTGTATCCGTTAAAAATCTAGGCGGCCTTGTGTCGCCTAAAAGAAAGGTATGTTATGACAGTTCCAAAAAGCAAACGCAAACCCACGACAATGCAGTTTCTCCATACGGCAAGAGTTCTTGAAAGCTACTGTGTAGAACGTTGGGACAACAGCAGTTCGACGCTTCTGCGTGAAATCGTTCTGTTGTCGGCACAGGTGCATATTCACGCTTCTACAGCAAACTCGATTTATCCCGAAAATCAAGGGGAAGCAAAAGAGAGAAAGAAGCAGCTAAAACTTGCACTTGCGTCAATCTTTTCGCTAAAACATCAAGTTTCGATAGCGTACAGATACCAGTTAATATCGACAGGTGTTGTAAAGGAACTGAACGAACATATCGAACACGAGAAAGCCTTGTTAAAGGGCATATTAAAGAAAGATAGAGAAAGATATAAAGGTTTGCCGCTATAGTCTGCCAACAACTGGTGGTTGCGTTCAGCTAATTCGAGCAATTCGACTAACTTTGTTAACGTCAATTCGGACGGTAGCGTCAACAACAACAATGCGTCGAATAGTAATGGGGTGGCAGTCGGATTGCGGAGAGTGCCTACAAGGCGGCTCTCCTACAAGGAGTGGCAAACCTGCCTTATGGCGAATTGTGGTATCGTGGAAATCACATACTGTGTAAGCGTGTGAGGACTGTCAAGCGGTACAATTATTATAAATATGACTAAAGAAGAACGACTTGCAAAGAAACGAGAATTTATAAAGGAATATGACGACTTCGACAAGGTATTCACGTTTGAAAACCTTTACGCGTCCTATAAGGAATGTATAAAAGGTGTAACGTGGAAACCTAGTGTACAAAGGTTTATTGCTGACGATATAGCAAACCTCATAAACCTTGAAAGGAAGCTCCAAAACAGGACGTTCAAAAGCAAAGGATTTTACGAGTTTGATATTATCGAGAGAGGTAAACCTAGACACATAAGAAGCGTTGACATTGAAGAAAGAGTAGTGCAGAGGTGCTTGTGTGATTACTGCCTTGTGCCTGTGTTTTCAAGAAGCCTTATATATGACAACGGAGCTTCGATAAAGAATAAGGGACAGCACTTTGCTATAAGACGGGTTAAAAGGCATATGAAAGAGTATCATAACAGGTTCGGTGCTGACGGATATGCTCTTACTATGGACTTTAAAGGCTACTTTGATAGTATACCGCACTGGCTAGTATATCAGATTGTAGATGACACGTTTTCAGATGAAAGACTGAAAGCCTTGATACATCACTTTGTAGACGTTTTCGGTGACATTGGGTTGGGTTTAGGAAGCCAAATATCGCAGATACTGGCGGTTACAGTCCCTAACAGCCTAGACCACTATGTAAAAGAACAACTCAAAGTGAAGTGGTACGGCAGATACAACGATGATATGTGGTTTATCTGCAAGACCAAAGAGCAGGCTAAGGAGATAGCTGAAAAGGTAACGGCGTATGCGGAAACATTAGGACTGACGATACACCCAAACAAAATCAAGATAAATCATTTACAGAGTGGTTTTAAGCTGATGAAGATAAAGTTTATCTTAAAACCAACAGGCTATATTCTTATGTTACCCGACAAGAAAAAGGTTGTCAGACAAAGGCGAAAGCTGAAAAGGATTAAACGTAAAGTAGACTGCGGAGTTTTGACAAACCACGACGGGTTTCTATCGTGGCAAGGTTGGGATTGCAGTATAAGAATATCCAAGTCATATAAACAGAGAAAAGAAATAAAAGAACTGGCTATTAGCCTGTTCGGAACGGAGGACTTTAATGTCAGAAAAATTAACCGCAAACTTAAAAATAAGTAGGAGGTAATTATGAGCAACAAAAAAATACTACAAGGTCATAATAAAGCCTTAGAAAGTTTAGCTACTATAGCAGGAATACCGATAAAAAAGAGTGAATTCTGTATAGATGAGATAATTCCTACTACGGATATAGACCTCGCTCCTTATCCTTCCAGTGCTGCAACAAAAATTCCACATTCATTAGGAAAAACGCCTAGTGTTGTCGCTATACTTGCTACTAGTATGGGAGTCGAAACTTTCAATTTAGCTTCGTTATATGCTACAAAGTTAAATTCGATAATATCGAAAGAGAATGATGGACTGTTTGCTACCTCAGCTTTCCAGAACCAGGCTTTTAATTCTGCATATAACACACAGGTAGTTGCAAATGATATAGAAGTATTATTTCTGGGAATTAGAAGCAGTAGCTATAGTTTTCAGTTATGTAGCGGTATTAAATATTATCTGTTGACACAGTAAACGGAGGTTAATATGTATTACAAAGTAATAGAAAACAATATAATTACAATGATAGGTACATTAAGTCGTATTAATGATAGTGTAACTGAAATAACAGAAATAGAATACAATAACCTCTTAGCTATTATGAAAAAAGCACCGCAAGACGGAGCAGAATATGGCTATCACTTATCAGCGGAAACATTGCAGTATGAGTTTTATGTCAAGCCAAGAGAAGAAGCTGTTGACTGGTATGTAGGTAAAATTCTGAATGAAGAAATGACTATTGATGATGTACCCGAAACTTATAGGGAAGAAGTAAAAGCTAAACTACCTGTACCGCCAGAGGAGAAATATACTCTTGACGAAGCGGCAACAATCATTGCACAGGAGGTGAGTGCAAAATGAAACATACAGAATTAGTAGGGTTTTTAAGAAAAGCAATACTTACAGCAGACGATGAAACAGCTTTAACAGGAATTGCACTTTATCCTGTATGGTCTATCGGAATATCAGTATCAGTAAACGACAGATACCAGTACAGCGACAAACTGTACAAGTGTGTACAGGCTCATACCACGCAAGCAGATTGGACGCCCGATGTTACCCCTGCACTATGGTCTGTAATTGACGTAACTCACGCAGGAACTATAGAAGACCCTATTCCTGCAAGCAGAGGTATGGAATATGTCAAAGGGTTGTACTATATCGAAAATAATGTAATCTATCTGATGAATAGACAGGGTATGCAGGACGGCGAAAGCGTTGTATTACAGTATATGCCGAGCGAGTTAGTCGGGCAGTATTTTGAGATTGTCGGATAATGTGACACACTGCCACGCCCAAAAATGCTATACTTAAATCGGGAGGTGGCACTATGAGTCACGCAGAGAAGTTTGGACAAATACTCAGAGAGGGTATGGCAGAGCAGGACAGAAAAGACGCATACAAAGTATTAGAGATGTTGTGGGAGTACGACAGACTCCCGAAATGGAAAAAGATAATTTACAGAATAAAACGCAGGCTTAAATAGTCTGCGTTTTAACTTGAAAGGACTTGTTATGGCGAAAAACAAAACAAAAAACGCGTTAGCAGGCACCATTAATACTGTGAGTGGTGGCAGCAAAGCCGCAGCCGCAGTAGCAGGAGCGAAAAATTCATTGATGAAAGCGGCAAACAACGCCAAAAACGCATATCAAGAAGCACAAGGCAGAGCGGCTTCGCAACAGGCACGATTGGCAGATGAACGAGAGCAGCAGCGACAGCAGGAAGAGCGAGAAAGGCAAATGCAGGAGTTTCTTAACAGTTACGCACCATCTGTAGACTTTATGGGAGTTTATAACGACTATGCAAACAGAATGGGGAATATCCTGCAACAGCAGAAAGACGCACTAAGTCAGCAGACGACCTCAAAGGCAAGAAGTGCGTATGTCGCTAACGAACAGAGCAAAGCCGAGATACCACGACTTTTATCAAACGCAGGGCTAAGCGGCGGAATTGCGGAAAAGGTAAGAGGCAATCAAGACACCTCATATCAGCAGAATATCGCAAACATACTAAGCGAGAACGCAACGCAGGGAGCACAGCTTGAAAGAAACAACGCAAATCTTATCAGTGAAGCATACAAGGAAGCAATGAGCAATCAACAGGCTGTAGACAACGAGAGAGCACTTGCGGCACAGCAGTATGCAAACCAGTTAGCACTGCAGCAACAGCAACAGGAATACGCTAGACAGCAGGCAGAGCAGGAAGCGGCTGACAGTATAGCTTCTGCGTCATTAGGCAGAGTAAGCGGTGACATTTACAAGAAGAAAAACGGCAAAAAGGTGCTTTCAAGTTCGCAGGCTAATCAGATTGCTTCAATTTACAATACTGCAAAAACAAGCGGTGCTTCTCAGTCAACACTCAATCAGCTAGAATCGGCAATGACGGAAGCGGCAACACAGCGTTGGAATGAGAAGTACGGCTCAAAGAAAAATCCGTCAATATCATATCAAGCATACATCAAGAAATATGTTACTGACAGAATTTCGTAGAAAGGACAAGCTATGAGCAGTAAAAAAAACGTGATACAAGACGCTTATAAATCAGGTCTATCGAACCTCTCAGGCAGTGGAGCGCTTAAAGGGTCAGGGCTTGCAAGTCTTGTAACAAAGGTTAAAAGTCCTACAGACTTAACAAAATACTTAATGACAGGGGCAAACCTGCTTAATACGGTGGGCAAAGTGAGAACTGCAATAGACAAGGCAAATAATGCAAGCAGTAAGACAAGCGACGCAGGAGTTACCAACCCTACTGAGATACCGACAGCGGTTTATCCGACAGTCACACCAAGAGCCAACTACTCAGATATGTATAGCGCATATGAACAGGCAATGAACGCAAGAGCAAACGCCTACAACGCTATGAGCAACGCTGAAGCGGCGGATATTGCACGACAGCTACAGATTATCGGAAATCAGAATAAAAACGCTCTATATGGCACTCAAGGCGTGAGAGGGCAAGATGTTTCTGAAACCTCACTTCTGCAAAACGAAATGTCAACAGGAACAACTCAAAGCGGTGTAAGGTCTGCTTATGATACAGCTATGAGAGAAGTCGGAATGTCAAAAGACCAAAACCTTGCAGAAACAGACAGGCTAATGGGGAATCAGCAGGTCAATTACGAAAACCAAAGGCAAGAGCTTGCAAACCAGTACCTAAGAGATGTTGACGACTTCAACAGGCAGAAAGAATACAACGCAGAATTAAAAGCCATATCGGACAAAGCCAACGACACAATCTACAAACAGCAGGCATTTGAGGACTTTGGTACAGACTACTCTACGGTAAAGGCTTACAACAAGGCAATATCCAAGCTGAAAAGGGATAAAACCCCAAGCAACGACTGGAAAATTAATTACCTTAGAGAAAAACGTGACGCACTTCAGAAAGAAGTTGACAAACAGAAACTTGCGGCACAGAAAAACGCATACAGCAAATCACTCACCAAGTACAAATCAACAAACCAAATCGACAGAGCTATTGCCAAGATACTGTCAGACGGAAACACAAGCAATGACTGGAAGCTGCCATATCTGAACAAATACCGCACAATCCTCAACAGGCAGGAAGTAGCAGCAAGGAAAGCGGCAAAAGCGGCTTAGTAAGGCAGGGGCAAAGGCGGCGGCGGTGGCAAGAGCCGCAGCAATAACAATAATAACAACAATAATAATAATGGCAACAACAAGAAGAAAAAGAAAGATAAATATGCGGGAGTTTCATTAGACAGCTCCAATAAATTCAATGTAAATTACTTTAACACTCCGGCAAACTTTGATGAAATCAACAGAGCCTTAAAGAAAATAAAGTAGGTGACTTATATGGCGACAGTATTCGATAAACTGAATAAAAAAGCTGAAAAGGCAGCTGACAAAGGGGCAAAAAAGAAAAAGAAATATAACCCTCAAAAAAAGCAACAGGTAAAGAGCGGATCCGGTTCTGTTGCTAAGAATAAAAAGAAAACCAGTAAAAACCTAACATCAAACGAAGCCTTACTTTTGCAGAACCTATCCCGTACCGGCTCAAAAAAAGTAGTAAAACAGGGTGTGAAAAACGCCGAAAAGACTTTACGAACTTCAAAGGCAAAGACTGACGACTATAAAAACCTCAGTAAAAAGACCGAAAGGAAGAAGTCAAAGCCAAGTAAGCAGTTATCATCTAACGAAAGTCTGTTACTTCAGAACTTAACAAGAACAGGCACGCCAAATGTAGTCAATAAAGGCTTAAAGGGTGCAGAGAAAACTTTACGAACCTCAAAAGCAAAGACAAATGAGTATAAAAACCTGAACAAGAGGGTAGCAAAGCAGGACGAGAAGTTTTTAAACTCCTCGCCTTTTGCTTATGGCTTTATGGCGGGAACTTCGCCTATTCCGTTAAAGGAAACACTCGAACTGCAGACAGGTCAGAAAATCAACACGTCCAAAGCAGAGAAGTCTGTCGGTTACAAGGCAGGCTATATGACAGGACTTGCCGCTGAATATGCGACTACTGGCGGAATAGCAAGGGACGCGGTACAACAGAGCATAAAAACAGCCTTAAAACAGGCGGGAAAGAAAGCGGGCAAAGAGGCTGTAAAGGATGTTGCCAAAGACGCAAGTAAACAGATAGCCAAGAACAGCACAAAACTTACCAAGATAGGTAAAAGAGTGTTGCCGGGTATGGCGGCAGACACCATTACAGGCATACCTACCAATGCACTTGAAGCAGGCAAAGAGGCTTCTAAAGCACCTAAAGGCGAAAAGGGTAAGGAATTCGCAAAGTCACTGGCAGTAAATACAGCATTTGATGTCGGTATGGGTGCTGCGGGTGAGGTTATTCCTGCGGCAATCAAGTCTGCCAAAGCAGCGAAAGCAAGCAGGAGTTCGTACATTCCTGCAAACACAGTGCCTAAAGAAAGCAAAAAGGTTTATAAAGAGTATACAAAAGCAAATAATAAGCAGATTGCGGACTATGCTAAAAAAGTTGAAAACAAAAATCAAGGCAAACAAAAATTTGTAGAAGTAACCAAAGTAAACAAGCCTAACTCAGACAAAATAAATGAGTTGACCGGTGTTGATACTACAGGCTATACCATTAAGCTGAGAGGACAAACTTTAGAACAGCATATAACGCCAAGACACGGAGCAAATGGCAAAGCCGACAAATCAATGGCTGATATAAACGACTTATCAAGAATGGGATACATAATAGATAATGCAGACAGAATAGATTATGTGTACGATAAGAACGGACGGCCAAAGGTGAGTAGGGAGTATACCAATAAAGACGGTTCGAGAGCAAACTTGATAATGTTTGAGAAGAAAATTGACGGACATTATTATGTTGTGACTGCTGTGCCCGACACAAAAGACAAGTCCCTGCAGGTAGTTAGTTCATATATAAAAAAGGCGGGTCAGACAGGAAATGAAAAAAACCTTTCCCAGTACGTCCGAAACGCTTCTGAAACCACTACCTTTAGTGACAGTGTAGCACCGTCCGCAACAGATGTCAAGCCTTTAGATGAGAGGTTGTCAGTCGTTAGAGAAGCAAGGGAAGAAGTTCCGAAAGCCTCAGAAAACATATCGTATGAGAATATGACACAACCCGAAATCATCAAAAAGGCTGAACAGCGAAAGGTCCAACAGGTGGCAATGGAGAAATCCGCACTGAAAAAAGACTTAGGTGCTGATATTAACAGGATAAAAGGCACAACGGAGGAAAACATCACAGAGTATGGCCAGTATGTTAAAAACGGAAAACGCACAAATGTACCACAGGCTACAGCATACGGCGACACCACACAGGGGGCTGTCAATATCAGAAACAGCGAAGAGTTTGCAGAAGCCAAAAACGCTATCGACAAAGGCATAAACGAGGGGCTGTTTGCAAAGCACACAGAGACACAGAAAACAGCCTTATCGAGAGCAGATGAAACCATAGCCAAAGACGGACTGGACGTTGCAGCCGGGAAAGTGGCAGGTTATACCGAAAGCACAGCCAAAGTGAAAAAAGAAGTTTCTCAAGATCAGATTATGCTAGGGTATAAAGTGGCGCAGAAATATCTTGACGAGGGCAATATTGAAAAGGCTGTAGATGTTTTATCTGATACAGCAATGCTTGAAAGCGAAGCCGGTAGAGCACTGCAGGCGGCAAGGATATTTTCATCACTGACACCTGCAGGCAAGGTTAAATCCGTAACAAAGGTTGCTGATAAGCTAAGCAAGGAAAAGAATGTTGACATAACACTCAACAAGGAACTGCTTGAAAAGCTGTCAAAAGCTACAGACGCAGACGAAGCTGCAAGAATACAGAATGATATTGCTGTCGATATGTGGAACCAAGTACCGCCTACCATTATGGATAAAATCAATGCGTGGAGATACACAAGTATGTTATCATCACCAAAAACACATATCCGTAACATGCTAGGCAATGCCATGTTTGTACCATTCAGAATAATATCAAACGGGCTGCAGGTGGGAATGGAAAAAGCCTTTGTAAAGGAAGCAAACAGAACAAGGGCGATATTAAACCCTGCAACAGACAAAAATCTTATAAAAATGGGAGCGGAAGACTACAAAAAAGTAGAATTCACTCTTAGAAACAATACAAAGTACATTGACACACGCAGACCTCAGGACGCAAGGGTATATAAACTTAAACCTTTAGAGAGTGCAAGAAAGTTCGTATCATGGTCTCTTGACGCAGAGGACGGATTGTTTATGAAGTACCACTACTCAAGAGCATATGCAAGGTATCTGAAAGCACAGAAAATCAAAAGAAAAGTTCCTGCAGAGGTGGCGGAAAAAGCAAGAGCCTTTGCTTCACAGGAAGCCTTAGAGGGAACATACAGAGACGCCAATGCATTATCTGATTTTCTCAACAACACAAGGAAGTCGTGGGCTAACGCAGACAATAAAGTGTTGGCAAAACTCAGCACAATGATGTTAGATACCACAGTACCTTTTGTAAAAACTCCTGCCAACATCTTAAAGCAAGGTGTGAGATATTCACCTTTAGGGCTTGCTGAAGGTCTTGTAAGAACAGGAATATATGGTGTTAAAAAGTCATTCAGAAGCCCTGAGCAGGTAAGTAAGATTATCAAAGAAATATCAGAGGGGCTTACAGGTACAGGAGTGACAGCCTTAGGAGCATATCTCGCTTATGAGGGACTGCTTAATACCTCAATGGATACGCAGAGCAAAAAAGGGCAGTACGACAAAATGTTAGGCGAGCAAGAATACTCAGTCAACATAGGCGACTATACATACACTGTAGACTGGACCATACCGGCGTCAATGCCAATGATGATAGGTGCAGAGATAGCTAAGTTTACACAGGAAAAAGGACTGTCATTTGTCGATACGCTTAACGCCATAAGTAACATTGCAGAGCCTTTATTAAATCTGTCAATGCTTAGTGGTATCGAAAACACATTCAATACAGCCTTTTCGCAGGAAAGTACATTTAAAGAGATTGCCAAAAACACAGCAGAAGGTTATGTGTCGCAATTCTTCCCAACATTACTTTCGCAAATAGCCAAAACAACAACAGAAACAAGGAAATCAACGACAGCCACCAATAAATCACTAGCCGAAAGAGATATGAAAAGGTATCTTAATCAGCTCACAAACAAGATTCCGTTGGCAAACGAAAACCTTGCTGATTACATCAATCTGTGGGGCGGCAAAGAAACAAAGCATTCAAACTCGGACTATTTTGTAGCATTGTTACAGAATGTATTTTCTCCCGGCACTCTTAAAAAGAAAGAGACAACATCTGTTGATAGAGAGTTGCTATCTTTATATGACAGGCTAGATGACGATACTGCAAACACAATTATTCCGAAAAACACACCAAGCGGATATGGTGTAGCTTTTGCCGGCACAGAATATCAGATGTCGGAAAAAGATCTGCAAAAATATAAAGAGACGCGAGGCAGGCAATCATATGAAGAAGTTCACAAACTTATAAATACCAGCAAATATAGAAATATGAGCGACGAAGACAAGGCGAAAGCTATAAAAGAAATCTATAGCGACGCCGGGACATATGCAAAAGAAGAATTTTTGAGGTCGAAAGGCGTATCTGACACAGATATCCAATTCAACAAATTGCATAAAGAAACAAAAGCAAAGTTCAATAATATGCCGTCAAATGTGACAAAAGAAGCGTATGTTGCTGTAATGAGTTCAAAAGGCAAGGCTAAAGCAGACACAGACGGAAACGGAAGCATACGACAGGTTGAAGCCGAGGCATATTTAGATACACTGCCATACTCAAACAGCGTTAAGGCAGAACTATGGCAAGCCTATAACGCAGGTTGGGCGGCAAGAAACAACCCTTACAGATAGGAGAAAGAAGATGTTAACAACAACCCAAATTATCACAATTATTGGATTTATCTTTGCTTCAAATGGCTTTTGGGCGTTTCTTACAAACCGAAGTCAGCGGAAAAAAGTAAACCTCGAGCAAATGCAGACGGATATTGCTGTTCAGAAAAAATCAAACAAGGCACTACTACACGACAGGCTCACAGATGTCTGCCTTTTGTGTATACGGCGGCAGTACGTATTCCCTGATGAACTCGACAACATAGAGTATATGTTTGAGCCATATGAGGAATTAGGTGGAAACGGCACTGTTAAAAAATTAGTTAAAGACGTTAGAAAACTTCCTGTAAGGGAATAGAAAGGAGAAAAAAATGTCTAAGAAATGGTTAAAAGCAGCTCTCGTGAGGGCTGTAAAAACGATTGCACAGACAGCAGTTGCAACAATAGGCACTTCAATGGTTATCTCAGAGGTTAACTGGGTAATGGTAGCAAGTGCGTCAGTGTTAGCAGGAGTAATTTCAATCTTAACTTCTGTTGCAGGACTGCCGGAAGTGGAGGAATAATATGCGAATCAATGTACATTGTGGGCATAACGCCGCAGGCAGGGTTGCCTGCGGTGCTGTGTCTATTCTAAACGAAAGCCGAGAGAACAGAAAAGTCGGGAAAGAAGTCATCAGACTTCTGAGGATTGATAATACTGTGTATGATTGTACGGTAGATAATGCGAAAGATGTGAACAAAAACCTGCAGGAGATTGTAGCAAAATGCAATGCTCACGAAGTTGATCTCGATGTTTCAATTCACTTTAACAGCGGAGCGAAAAATCAGAAAGGCAACGGTAAGGTTACTGGCACAGAAGTATGGGTTACCGAAAACAAGGGCATAAAAAGAGTTGTCGGCGAAAACATATGCAACAATATGAAACGATTAGGCTTTACGAATCGTGGGATAAAGAAAACAAGCGGACTTTATGTCCTTAATCATACAAAGGCAAAAGCAATTCTTATAGAGGTATGCTTCGTTGACGACTTAGACGACGCCAAGCTGTACCGCAAGGTAGGTTATAAGGCTGTGGCAAGAGCCATTGCGGAGGGAATTGTCGGACACAAAATCGACGAAAGACCAAAGTATAAGGCGGTGAGGAATGTCAATATCAGAAAATCCCCTACAATCCACTCAGATAAGCTAGGAGCAATTAAAAAGGGCGAGACGATAAAAGGTATACCCGTAGAGAATAACTGGCTGAAAACGGACAGGGGATATGTAAGAATCAAAGGCCTTAAAACATACTTAAAGAGGGAGAAATAATGCTAGCAACAGATGTTTTAAAAAGGCTGAAAAGGCAAAACTTAATTCTGACTATTGCAGTATGTGTACTGCTGATTAAGAAAAGAGGCTAACCAAAATTGAGAAAGGTAGTAAAGGTATGCGAATTTATTGAGCCGGAACTAGACCAGTTCAGGGCAATATGTAATTTCGTGGGGCTCGAAAAAGATGTATTTGAATTAAGAGCAAGAGGTTATTCATTATATGAGATGTCAGATACACTTGACGTTGATTACGATACTGTCAAGAGAACAAGCCAAAAGGTCACACACAAAATCATAAAAGCAATTCCATACACTTAATACACTCTTAACACACACTAATCTGTACGTGATTGGTGTGTGTTTTTTTATTATGCTGTAAGTGAAAGGAGATAAAGATATGTACGGTTTTAATCCTTATACAATGCCACAAGCCCCTGTGGGCGTGGTAAACAGCAACAGAGGGGAATTAATCAGAGTAACAGGTTTTGATGGCGCTAAAGCCTATCAGATGTCCCCTAACAGCAGTGTAGCACTCTTTGACAGCAACGAGGACATATTCTACGTCAAGACTACTGACGGAGCAGGCTTTCCTACAATCAGAGCTTTTAAGTTTACTCCAATGGAAACACAGCAGCCTGCAAGTGAATTTGTAACAAGAGATGAATTTGAGAGATTAAGGCAGGAGGTATTAAGTTATGGCAAGCAGTTTGTTTCAAACGAAGAAGCTCAGCAATCAGAGTAATATAATTTCACTGATAAAGGGCAATCCGGTGCAGGCATTAACAGGAATCCTGCAGAAAAACCCGCAGATGAAAAACACGCTAGACGCTATGATAAGGGGGAAAGACCCGAAAGAGGTCTTTTATCAGAAGTGCAGCGAAATGGGATATGATCCGGAAGACATTTTAAAACTGATACGTTAGCCGAAAGGCTTTTGTAAATAAACTCAGAAAGGGGTATTGAGATGGACAACAACTTATCACTAGCAGACATTGCAGCAGTAAGCGGCAAAGAAAAAGACGGACTGGGCGGGGGAATGTGGCTTTTCGCATTACTCGTACTTCTCTTAATCGGCGGCGGAGGCGGCGGTCTGTTCGGCAGTGCAGCGTCAAATGTAATGACACAGGCTGACTTATGTATGAACTCACAGTTCCAGAACTTAAATCAGAATGTGAACGATATCGGGCAGAGACAGTTCATGCAGGCCAACGAGCACACTAAGGACATTGCCACAGCTTCGGCAGCAATGCTCACAGGTTTTGACACAGTAGGCTCTAAGATTGATAACTGCTGCTGTGAGACAAACAGAAATATCGACAGCGTAAAGTTCGATATGGCAAACTATGTAGCCTCAATTAATGCTACGTCTACAGCCAACGCACAGAAAATCTTAGATAAAATGTGCGAAAATCAGATGTCTGCAATGCAGAATGAAATTCAGACACTGAAACTGCAGCAGGCAATGTGCGGCGTTCCGAAAGTCAATCCTTACGGATATGGAATTGTACCGACATTCAGCGGCTGCGGAAATCTGACAAACATCTAGTCGAGGGGATAAAAGAGGTCTTGAATCGGACCTCTTTTGAGAAAGGAGAAAAAAATGAGCTGTAAATCGGGAATATACACAGCAAACACTACACAGGGTACAGCCGTTGCTAATGGCGGAATATTACCTTTAGGTAATATCATCAGACGATACGGACAGCATATCAACTTAGGCGGTAACGGTATCACTCTTACCGGTGGCGGATATTACGATGTAGACGCTACAGTGACAGTAACAGCTGCAGCGGCAGGTCCTGTGTCAGTGGCATTATACTTAAACGGCGTTGCTGTGCCGGGAGCGGTTGCTACAGTAACAGCGGCAGCAGATGGGATTGTAACACTTCCTGTTTCTGCACTGGTAAGGCTTAACGGCTGTAATGCAGAGGGAACTCTTACTCTTGTAGTCGGCGGACAGGCTGTAACCACATACAACACAGCAATGGTTGTAGAGAAGATATAAGGCGGTGATGTTATGGGACTGAGAGATATCACAGACAAAATCTACGCCTTAGACGACAAAGAGAAAAAGGAAAAGGCTAACGACCTTTACTACAAGTCAGCACAAATGCTTAAACATCATAATCCGCAGGCGTATGAGCAGCTTGTCAGAGAAGCAGAAAATATCTTCTATGACATTGACGAAGAAAAGGCTGTACTGATAGTCAGGAAGATGATACCTTTCGGCGAGCGGTGGACTTACGACACAGTGAAACAGTTTATCGCCACAAAAGGAATTGTAGACAGGTGCATTGAATACTACTTAGCGATGAATATGGCATACAATGACTATTACGAAGTGGCGGCCAAATACGGCAATGATAATGAGGACTACTACTTTGACATAGCAAAAGCATTTGTAGACGATAAAGACGCAGTGCCGAATAAGGTTGCAAAATACTTTATGCTGACATAAAGACAAAAACCACAGTTTTACCTGTGGTTTTGTCTTATAAGAAAGGTCACATAAAAGTACTAAAAAGGTACTAAAAAATTATTTAAAACGCTTTTTTTCGCATATAATAGCCAAAATCAGCGTATTAAAAACGTTGAAAAATCAGCATCTATCAAAATCTATCAAATTCCAAGAGTTACTAGCTAACTAGCTTTATAATGACATTATACTGTAAATTTCAACATTTTGCAAGATACAAAGTACTAAAAAGGTACTATTCTATCATAGAAACAAACTCTTCCTGTTTGTTCGGATAAAGATGGGAATATGTAGCAAGGGCTGTTCCCGGTGTGTCTCCAAGTCTTTCAGCGACAAGCAGTATATTACAGCCAAGCTCAATCATCATAGACGCATGAGAGTGTCTTAAGTCGTGCATTCTGATAATAGGCAAGTCCTGTTCTGCCAATGCACGTCTAAACTCATTCCTTAGTGGTGTTCTATTGGCTTTGAACAGCGTGTCAGACGGCGTCAAGCCATACCTTGCATTTATATAGTCCCTAAGTTCATCAACAAGGAAGCCGGGAATAATAACCTTGCGTATGGAATTAGGTGTTTTTGGCTTTGTAACTACTTTCCTTTGGGATATGTTTTTGTTTATGTTAATGCTTTTGTTCTCCAAATCTATATCTGCTAGCGTCAGGGCAAGACATTCCCCTAGACGCATGCCGGTATAAAACAGGGTATCAAACACCGCTTTGTATGTAAGGTTGGAGAATTTAAGCTGTTCGTATTGTTCTCGTGTAAGTATTGTATAGTTGCGTTTTTCTTTTGGTACAATATGCTTTGCAGTTCTGACGGGGTTTTCCTGCAGACCGCAAAAGGTGATCCCCCAGTTAATAATGCAGCTTAAAACTGCGGTTATATTTCTAATAGTGGTTGAAGCAAGCCCCTTTTCCTGCAGAGAGTACTGCCAGTTCTTAATCGCAAGAGGCGACACTTCGGACGCAGAGCACTTAAAAAAACCGAGAATATGGTTGTCTGCCATAGATTTATGTTTAATGTATGTGCTTTCTTTTACCCTTGCCTTTAAGTCCACAAGATACTTGTTAACAAGAGTGTCAAAGCTAATATCGTTGTTGACAGCAGCGTGATTTTCAATAAAATCTCTTTCCCACGCAAGAGCTTCTTTTCTCAAGTCAAAGCCTGACTTCTTCTTCTGCTTTCTTTCTCCCGAATAGTCTTTATAGTAGAATTTGCAGTACCATTTCCCGTTTTTGTCTTTATATGCAGGCATAATATAACTCCTTTCTAATCTTCACTTAGCCATTCCTGTATATCATAATAGCTAGGGTATGAGAAAGATACGCTCCCTGCCTCTGCTTTTGCGTATGCGTCAGTGTAGCCATACTGCTCATAAAACTCTTCCCAGTCCTCTCTATCAATACACACAAACTCACGATCAATCCAATCAATAACATCTTTCGTTACACAGTCCGGGCAAGGCTTTCCTGCAGTGCTGTAGACAGGGCAGCCATCTACACCCTCACTTTTCTTATATAGCTCAAAATTATTGCCACATTCAGAACATTCCGCTACAGCCTCTTTTGGTGCGCCCGAACAAGAGCAGGCAAGCAACATAATTAATACGAGGATTAAACATAATGGTATTTTCTTCATTCTCAAACTCCTTTACCAACACACGCTGCAAGCATCATATCCTGCGCTCTCAGCTTCGTAAGAACTTTCATAATACGATAAATCGTCTTTCCCCGACACATACTGGCACCATATATGATGATATTTTGAGCCTGTACGTGTAACGTAAGCATAATTTTCTTCCGAAACAGCGTCATTGTCATAACTGTAATCAGAGTTGCTTCGCAATTCCTGTTCGATTTCATCGCGCAGCTGTTTGCTTATACATTGTCTGCAAGTTGTTGTGTATGTACCCTCAGTACTATTGTAATACAGATATATATTACGACCACAAGTGCTACAAATAGCGTATGTATCATCTTTATCTGTAACTTTGTACAGAAAGTAACCATTTAGAACTAACGATACGATAAGTGCAACAGTCAAGAATATCAAAGCAAATTTATTATTCGTTTTCTTTTCTTCGTTCATTTCATCACCTATACATAATTATTATCCTATCCCTAAACCTGTCATACTCCAATTTTGCGAAGTCATTACCCCGAATAAAAATATAAGTATAGCTTCCCGGGCGTGAATAATCAAATCCCAGTACAACCATACTTTCCACATAAGTCCTTATAATTTCAGTAACGGGCAATCCGTCACAACTTTTTGAAACCTTAATACTGTCATAAGTAATCTTACTATATTCAGCCTTACGTCTGACAGCAGCAGGCGAAGTATTTGTGAACTCGCCAAAATTAATAATTTTGGTTTTCCCATAGCGTGCTAACTGATGTATGCATTCGTCATTGCAAGGCAATATGGTACTCTCTGCATACGCAGTACACCTCTGTGACATTCCCACAATAATAAATGCACTTGTCGTGAGCATTACCGTCACAACGATACAGGACAGTATGCTTTTTAATTTTATCTTCACAGCGTAGCCTTTCTCGCTCTTATGCGTCTTGATAAATATCACACAGTCGTATAGATTGCTCAATATTATCAATAATAATTTTTCTGCTAAAGTCGTCCAGTGTGTCGCCTGAATATTCAACATTAGCGGAATTTCTTAGTAGAAACGCCAGTTTTGTAAGTTCCAACTTGACGTCAAATGGTGGTATTTCGGTTTGTTCCCCTTTTAGTATATAAGCTACAGGGGCTCCGAGATATGCACTCAGCTTGTTTAGGGCAGGAACAGACGGTACTGTATTTTTCCATTTGCAAGCGTTACCTCTAGGGAAGCCTATATCTCTTTCCATTTGAGCAACAGTTACTCCTTGTTTTTCGCACAATGCCTTTACTCTATCGTATACTGTTTCGCCCACGACAAAAACCTCCTTTCCTAAAAAAATATTAGACATACGCAAAAAACCTATTGACAGTCGTACCGATATACGCTAGAATAAGATTGTGAGATACGACGCACAATCGTATCGAACTACGATTAAATCAGCGGCAAACTGAAATTCAGCGGAATCAATACGGCAAAAGTGCCCAATTTAGTGTATGTAGTTGTTTGCGTATTATTAATGTACACCAGATTGCGTAAATTGTCAATATAAATTCGTATTTATTTCAGTGCTAAAATGTGGAAAGGAGTTGGAGCGAAGTTTGAAAACGGAAAATATTATTAATAATATTGAAGAAGTGGCAAAACGCAAAGGTTTATCCATTGCGGCACTCGAAAGAAAAGCGGGACTTGCTAGAGGTCATTTCTACAAGCTGAAAAGCACAGCAATGCAGCTTGAAACTCTTGCAAGAATAGCAGACGCACTGGACGTTTCTGTTTCCTACCTGCTTAGAGAAAGAAAGGAGTAGAAATGTTAAAGAAAACAGGATTTTACACCGTCAAAGACGTGATGAACATCTTAGGCGTAAAAGAGGCTAAAGCCTATCGTGAAATCCGAAAACTGAATGAAGAACTAGCTGCAGAGGGATATATCACTGTAGCGGGGAAAATACCCGTAAAGAGGTTTAACGAGAGGTTTTATCAATGAAATTAAAAAGTATAGGTAAGACGGGGGCAATACCCGTAATAGCATTTCTGCTGCTTATAAGCTGTACACCTACCAGTGAAGTAGTAGACGCACAGGAAATGCCAAAAAATGAAACGACCGCCCCGGCTGTCGAAGTACAAAAATGGCAACCGTGGGCGGAGGTTCCGCTAAGCAATGAATTGCAGGAGTACATTCATACACTATGTGAAGAACATAATCTTGCATACTCATTCATTATAGCATTAATCGAAACCGAAAGCAACTTCAATTCTGACATTGTTTCAGCAACAGATGATTATGGCTTAATGCAAATTAACGCCTGTAATCACAGAGACGATTTTGATTACTTAGACCCATACGACAATGTAACTATGGGAATCGAAATGCTGTCAGATTTAGCGGAAAAATACAACGATGTTGAAAGCGTTTTAATGGCTTACAATCTCGGAGAAGCAGGAGCTGTAAACCTTTGGAATCAGGGCATTTACAGCACCGATTACACAACAAAAGTACTGGATAAAAAACTGAAATACGAGGAAAAACACGGAGGTAATTTATGATATTTGAAACGAAAAACGGAACAGACCTTGAAAAAATAAACAAATTTGCTGAGTTGCTTAACCTGAGAGCAATTTCGCTAGATGTCAAGGTGGCCCCAAATGGCGTTAATGTTGAGTGCAAGGTTAACGAGATTGCCAAAAGGTTGCTGTTAGACATTTTCGGCATGCCGGAAGAAGATTTTGAAAGTCTCGCCGATATTGTGAGCAAAACAGCACACGAAATCGGCACAATTTTGGAGAAGTACGCAAAAGAGGTAACAAATGAGAGTACGAAGAAAGACAAGGAACAGCCAGTTACTGCTTGATTCGGGTAAATGCGACAAGCCTATGAAGCGGAGCAAGGAAGCAGCAGGTTGGGAATGTAAAGGCGATTGTATTAACTGCTTCTGCTTCATCGTCAAGACGACAACAGGAGATTGGGAGCATATATCCCCAGTGGTAGAGAAATGAATTGATTAGCGGGTATTTTATTTTCTTTAGGAAATGCAGAGTAAACTTTCTTTACATGGAGAAACCTTTTGACAGGTGGCATGCTTTTGAGGACTTGCTTTTTATGGCACGACGATTCCCAGCAGATGTGATGATAAAGGGGAAAATGATACACCTAGAAGTTGGTCAATTGATAGTTGGAACTGATAAACTCGCAGAAAGATGGGGTTGGAGCAGGGGAAAAGTAACAAGGTATGTGACTACCCTTGAGACTCAAGGAATGATTGCGAAAATCGGTACAGCAAGCGGCACACTTATAACCATTGAAAATTACGGGTTATACCAGCTTGCCCGAACAGGAGATGATACAGCAGACGGTACAACAGACGGTACAGCAGACGGTACAGCTGACGGTACACATAAAAAGAAAGAAAAGAAAGTAAGAAAGAAAGAAAGTAAGAATGTATTAATAACCCCCCATACCCCCCTTCTTACAGATTGCGGTGAGGAATTGCAGGAAGCAGTCAAGCGGTGGTTGGCTTACAAGCAGGAGCGAGGACAAACCTATAAGCAAGTCGGGCTTGATACGCTGATTAAGAAAATCAAGAAGTCAGCTACCCATTACGGTGAGAGCGTAGTAGTAGACCTTATAGACGAGTGTATCGCCAACAGGTATCAGGGCATAATTTGGGAAAGAATACAAAGGCGGAACAGCCTAGAGGACAGCTACAGAATGATGGAGGAATGGGCGAATGAGTAAGACAGAGTTTTTAAAACTGGCAGAAGCGATTAAGACAGCCTACCCGAAAGAGGGACTGCTAGCTACCAAAGAAGCTATGCAGCTGTGGTATGCAATGCTTCAGGATATTGACTATCAGACAGCAGCAGCAGCAGTAAAGGCATATATCGCCGTTAAGAAGTTCCCGCCTACCATAGCAGACATAAGAGAAATGGCAACAGTAAGCGAAGTACAGGACTGGGGGACAGGTTGGCAGAAAACCCTTAGCGTAATCCGAAAATATGGGTGGTGCAGACAGAAAGAAGCACTTGAAGAACTTGACGAGCTTACAAGGCAGACAGTACAGCGGCTTGGCTATATGGAGCTGTGCACATCAGAAAACCTAATGGCAGACAGGGGTAACTTCAGAATGATTTACGAGGAGCTGTCGGAAAAAGAAAAGACAAGGGAAAAACTCCCCGAAAAACTAAGAAAGGAGCTAAGCAATGAGAGTAGAGGAATTACTGGACCTGCTGAGCGGCAAGCCAGTGACAAGGAGAGAGATTAGACAGCAGACAGGCTACCCCGACAGAGAGATCAGACAGGCTGTAAGAGATTTACGGCTCAGCGGAGTAAGGGTAGTGACAGCAGAGAACGGCGGTTACTACATAGCGAGAAGCGAAGAAGAATATATACCGTTTCGCAATGCAATGATGTCAAGAGTTGTGAAAATCATGGAAGTAGTTAACGCAATGGACAGAAATTTGAACGGGCAGGTGATATTGGAATGTACTGGTGTGAAGAATGTGGAGCAGTAGAAAAACCGCAATTCGCGTATGACAGTACCGGAATGTACGAGGTTTGCCCGAACTGCAAAGGTGAATTAACACACGCCGACAGGTGCGGCTGTGGGAACTGGATGGATCCGGCAGAGTTCATATGCGAGGACTGCAAGAAATTTATATCAAACATAGGCTTAACCCTGCAGGACGAGTTCGACAGACAGACAGGCAGAGAGGTAAGTGAGGAACATTTAAAGGAGTTGATGGAGAAATGGACAAACCAATGAATATTTATCAGAGAATGTCAGCAATAACAGCAGAATTGCAGACAGTTGCGAAGAACTTGACAGTAGCAACGAGCAAGACGGCGTCATACAAAGCCGTATCAGAGAGAGACATATTAGACGCAGTAAAACCCATTGAAACGAAGTACGGAGTTTACAGCTACCCTGCAACAAGGGAAATACTTGAAAGCCATATGCTTGAAAGCGAAACGCAGTACGGAACAAAAACAACGTTTATGTCACGAATTAAGACAGTCTACAGGTTTGTGAACATTGACAGCACAAATGACTTCATAGAGACAACAGTGTTTTCAGAGGGGATTGATTCGCAGGACAAAGGGAGCGGCAAGGCAATGACATACGGCGACAAATATGCGCTGATGAAAGCGTATAAAATCAGCACAGGCGATGACCCCGATCAGTCAGCGAGTGACGAAGCGAAGTACAGGAGCAAAGACCCTGACGCCAAGAAAGACGCAGAGAAGAAAAAAGAGCTTGAAAACACAGCGATAAGCGCAGCGGAAGCCAAAACCTTAAAGGGACTAATCGAGATGACCGGCACAGACGAGAAGAAGCTGCTGAAATCATACAAGGCGGCAACCATAGAAGCACTTTCAAAGGCACAGTGGGCGCAGGCGGTTAAGATTTTAAGCGAGAGAAAAGAAAAACAGACAAGCGAAGTGCAAGACGCACTTTTCGGATAAGGAGTTAAGCAATGGAATTAAAAATCAAGGAGACCACATACACACCGATTGTGGTAGAGAACTTTGAAGAAATCAAATCACTGGTACAGGAGAAAGCAGACCATTATGCGAATATGGTCTACACGGAAGAAGATTTGCCTCAGGCGAAGAAAGACAAGGCAATGCTGAATAAATTTATCAAGGCGATAGAGGACAGGCGGAAAGAAATTAAAAAAGCTTGTATGCAGCCGTATGAGAGTTTCGAAACTCAGATAAAAGAACTGGTTGCAATCTGTGAACAGCCGGTAAAGGCGATAGACGAATTTGTAAAGCTGATTGACAGTCAGAACAAAGCTGAAAAAAGAGCAGAAATCGAAAAACTGTACGAGGAGACAGACCACCCCGAATGGCTCACGCTTGAGCAGATATTCAACCCTAAGTGGCTAAATCAGACTGTAAAGGTATCTTTAGTCGATGAAGAGATAAAATCCCGTCTCAAGGCCATTGAGAGCGATATAAAGACCATTGCAACGCTAGAGTGTAGCTTTGAAGCACAGGAAGAATACAAGAGGTCGCTAAGCCTAGCAGACGCAATCAGAGAGGGACAGCGAATTGCCGACATTCAGAAAGCAAAAGAGGGCGAGGTAAAACCTAAGATTGACTATTCAAACGAACAGAGAGAATGGATAGCGTTTAAGGTTTGTATCACTCCGACGGAAGCAAGAGAGCTGAAAGCGTGGTTGATTCAGAAAGGAATTGAGATACGTGCATAAGAGAGCGAAAGCCTGCGACATATCACAGGAAGTCAAAGCAAGGGTATGGGAGAGGGATAAAGGCTGCTGTATTATCTGCGGCAGTCCTTGGGCAATGCCAAACGCTCACTATATCCGCAGGTCGCAGGGCGGACTGGGAATTGAGCAGAACATTCTAACGCTCTGTATAGACTGTCACAACGAATTTGACAACGGAAGCGGCAAGTATTCACAGGCGATTAAAGAGGCGGTCAGAGACTACTTACAAGGGCAGTACGACGACTGGAGTGAGGAAGATTTGATTTACGACAAGTGGAGGGATTTTGAAATATGAAAGGATATAAAGGATTTGAGCCGGGATTGGTTTGCAAAGGCAAGCAGTACGCGGAAAACACAGTTTTTAAAGAGGATAAGGCGGAACCTTGTGCAAGAGGCATGCATTTTTGCGAAGACCCGTTTGAAGTGCTGAATTATTACCCAATAATAGACAACAACGGCAATTTCAACGAATTTGCGGAGGTAGAAGCGTTAGATACGCCTGCAACCGATGACAGCAAAAAATTTGCAAGCACAAAATTGAAGATTGGGGCAAAGCTCAGCTTTAAAGGTTTCATTGAAATCTGTGTCGATTTTGCACTCAAAAAAACAAAACTTGATAGTGGTGATGGCGCTCGTATCGGCAGCAGTGGTTATGGCGCTGTAATAGGG